TGCACCCAGTCGCCACGACAAGGGAAGGAACAGCAAACAAACAGTTGGGAAAAACAAGGGGAAAGACTGTTTGTTTGCGTCATGAAATTAGAGATACACGAAATTAATTCTAAAAACTTAGAAAATATGAAAACAGAAAAAGAAATATTTATGGATAGCGTCTACAACTCCCTTCCACAAAGGAAATGGGAGAAAAGGGGCGATTATAAAAAACGTGTTTCCGATAAATTTAATTGGGATCAAGCCAGAGAAAAAGCATTTTTTTATGAAAGTGGAACAGCGCGGCCACGTAAAAATGAATACGACATTTTAAACGAATTGATGCTTGAGGCATCCGATACAGTATCGCGCGTCCGTGCGCTGGCAAACGAAACACTTTCAAGAGGGGAAAGATTAAAAGATGAGGAACGGGAACAGTGGGAACATATCTATCAGCAACTTATTCAAATGCGCGGTTCATTGCGTACAGCGGATTAGTGCCACGGCTTTGGTAAAAACGGGCTTATCCGTTCTAAATTTTGGCGGTTGGATTGTAAATTTAGGGGCAGGCGTAATGCCTCACGACACTAAGCAGGGGGAATTATGGGGGAAAAGAAATGACTAAATTACAGCAAATTATAGACACTGGAAACTTGACGGTTCCTTCAATCGCCAAGCAATTCAAATTACCAACATCAACAGTCTATTCGTGGGCGTCGGGCAGGTGTGAGCCTAGTCAAAAATATAAAAAAATAGCAGGGGAAATAAAGATGTACTTACAGGATAACAAAAAAATAGAATTCCACCCATCCTTTGGATTTGCCACGCCATGGCAAATTAAAAGATTAGATGAAATAGGTATTTGCGCAGAGCGTGACCGCATAATGAGAGACATTGCAACGCAGACTAAGAAGCGGGGTAAAAAATAATGGCAATTTTTACCGCTGAGGCCGAGATTGACGTCACTCTGGATGATTTTGATATTGACGAAATTAAGGAACACCTAAGAGAGTATCAAAATTGTGATTTTGACTATCTAGATTCTCAAGATAAGACATTTTTATATAACCATTTAGATGAAATGGAGGATAAAAACCGTAAGGACGGAAATATTAAAGATGCTCTTGTTTTTGAGCGACTGAGAAGTTTCTTTGTCCAATGATAAAGGCACAATGCATAATCCTTAACCTCCCGTGGTTCCCTGATGAATTGAAAGCCAATAGTCGCGTTCAACATCGTTATTCAACAGGTGTTAAATCCAGATATAAATCAGATTGCAAAACCCTTGCTATGGTTAAGCGCACCCGCTTTCCAGACGAGGGCAACATTCCATTAAATATTTGGTTCGATAAACCGACATATCATAGTCGAGACCTCGATAACTGCCTTGCGTCGATAAAGTATGCGTTGGATGCCATCGCCGACGCATGGGGCGTGAATGATGCGCGCTTTTATCCAATCACGATTGATTGGGGTACAATAACCGAAGGCGGAAACGTAAAAATAGAGGCGTGGGGGTGCTTGTGAGCTGGATTAAACTTCACCGTCAATTCACTGATTGGGAGTGGTATTCACACGGCCCGACTAAAATAGTTTTTATTGAATTGCTATTAACAGCAAACATAAAGGAGAAAAAATTCCGCGGCGAAGTTGTTCCGATCGGTTCAACCGTATCCGGAAGAAAAGCACTGTCATTAAAATTGGGATTATCAGAGCAACAGGTAAGAACCGCACTAAACAACCTGCAATCAACCAACGAGATAACCATCAAATCGAATAGCCAGTTTTCAATCATATCAATAGTTTCATGGGATATTTACCAAAGAGATAACCGAGACAGCAACCAACAATCAACCAACGAACAACCAACAATCAACCAACAATCAACCACACCTAAAGAATTAAATAATAATATATATAACCCCCCTATAGTCCCCCCACAGAAAATAAATTCAATCGAGGAGATTGAAAACCATCCGCTTGATGGAAAGTTCTTGGCGTATTTCGAGGAGAAGTGCCCAAACGTGGACATTCTGGAGCTGAGGGACGACCTTGTCCAGTACTGCAAATCCCAAGGAAAAACCTACAAGGATTACTGGGCAACCCTGCAAACGTGGGGTCGCAGACGACAAGCTGAAATCAACGAGAAGCCATTGAGGGAAGGAAAAACTCATGAAAACTTTAGCCGAAAGCCTACCAAGCTTGAACAAAAACAATCAGCATTGGACGAAGCAGAATCAATCCTCCGTCGAAAATATGGCCTCGATGAACCAAGCGAGAATTACGCAATTGAAAGAGCTAATTAGCCAGTCGTTGGATGTTTTTAATGTTTACGGCAAAACACCGGATACTGCAAAAAATATGTTGTTAGGGTTTGAGATGTGCCTAGAAGATTGCGACATCAATCAAATCACAGAGGGATTTAAAAAATGGATGAAAAAACAACCAATCATGCCCACACCCTCAGACATTTTGAAAATATGCCAACAGGAAAATAAACGACAAAACGATTACAATCGGATCGATGAATTGTCACGGAGAATGCAAATTTCGCACCAGCCCACAAAAAAACAAAATCAAGTTCAATGGCACCAAATGTCCGTTGATGATTTCAACAATCAAAAAACAAAACTTATACCCTCGTTAAAAACACATGCGTCAAAATTGATTGAATCAAAAGGAGTTGGCGAGGCAAAGCGTTATTTTAATAATTATCTTCACTCTCACATAGGATACGATATCTCTTGGGACGAGGTAAAGCCATGACGGGCCGAATTAGAACATCTTTAACCAGGCACCAACCTAAAAACCCCTTGGATAATTTAGAGATCGAGAAAATGGCAAAAGCAATTTGGCTGATGAAGGGAAAATTATTTATTGATCCTGACACAATCAGCGATGATTTCGATCGCCAGCACCTAATAAACATTGGAAATAAAAAATATGGGGAAAAACACAAAAATGAAAAATGAGCGCATAACATTCGTTGAACGTAAAATAACCGAAAAGCGGAAAGAACTAATACCCATGGCGAAAGAGCGCGCAAAGCTTGGTAAGCAAATGACACCTGCCATGATTGATGCGGAAAAGGAAATCACACGTGCATTTGAGTTATTTAATCACGCGCTGGGGTTTGCAATGCAGGACATGAACCGCGTTGATGGTGGGAGTCAGTCAAATGACCATGACGATTATAGTGATTTCGAAATCAAACTCATGCGAACGCTTGGTGAATTTAAAAACGAAAATCCATTGGTTTATGGCGTAGTGATTAATCTATCCGCTTTGTGTAACTCCATTGAAGACGAGGCAAGGGTTAGATCGAGAGATGTTAATCAGATCATGAATTTATACGTCTTTGGGCTAAACCAGTGGTGCATTCTTCGAGGTTTTGGAAATCAGTTAAAATAGAACTTGCATAGATTTTTGAAATGAATCATACTTGTCTTTGGATAAATACGATTTAAAACTGCCCTGCATTTTTGCGGGGCTTTTCTTTTTACGATTTTGAATCCACCAAATCCCGTGCAAAATCACGCATGGAATTAGCCTGACACTGCGTCCATTCAGGCCATAGGGTAAGATGTTTAGATGCCTCTAGCCTGTGGGAAAGCGAAATCAGCTCCAAATATATCTGTTTGATATCTTCGGGCTTGTGACGCAAATTTTTAGGAAATGCCATTGAAACTATTTCCGCTGAAGGCGGTTCTATTTCGCTCATTCCTAGTTTTAAACCATATCCGACACAAAAATCAATATTTCATTAACGAGGCAAGGCCTCAACCACATAACCTAAGGGGGAATGATGGGAAATCTAACGATTAAACAGGAGAAGTTTTGCCAAAAATACCTTGAAACAGGGAACGCAAGCGAGGCTTACCGATTAGCCTATGACGCTAAAAACACATCACCAAACGTAATTTCAGTTAAAGCTAGTGAGCTTTTGAAAAACGGTAAGATTGCGGTAAGAGTGGACCAGCTTAAAAAAAAGACGGAAAAAAGACACCAAATTACCATGGACGACCTCATGAAAGAACTTGAGGAGGCCAGAGCATTTGCCAAGAAATGTTCGCAATCATCAACCATGGTTTCAGCGACAATGAGCAAGGCGAAGTTGCTAGGGCTTGATAAGGGCGTTACTGATGATGATGAATTTGTCAGACCGACAAAGGTTGTTATTGAGGTAACAGACGGGCGAAAGCCAGAGAGTGCCTAAATTAAACATCCCGCAGGCACAGTTTTTAAACTTGCCCCATAAATTTAAAGCTTATGTTGCGGGATTTGGATCAGGTAAAACATGGGCAGGTTGCGCAGGCCTTTGCAAACATTTTTGGGAGCATCCTAAAATCAATGCAGGGTATTTCGCGCCAACCTATCCACAAATTAAAGATATTTTTTACGATACGATTGATGAAGTTGCCTTCGATTGGGAATTAAAAACCAAGGTTCATGAAAGTAATAAGGAAGTTTCAATTTATTCAGGCCGACAATATCGCGGTTTGGTTAAGTGCCGATCGATGGAAAAGCCGAACACTATTGTTGGTTTTAAAATCGGTCATGCGCTGGTTGATGAATTAGATGTATTGGCCGCCGATAAAGCCGAAAAAGCATGGCGTAAGATTATCGCGCGTATGAGGCAATCAGGCGAAGGATTACAAAACGGAATTGATGTTACCACTACGCCAGAAGGATTTAAATTTGTTTACAATCAATTCGTAAAACAAATTAGGGAACGACCAGAATTAGCCAGCCTTTACGGAATTATTCAGGCGTCAACATTTGATAATGAATTAAATTTACCCGCCGATTACATCCCCTCATTGATGGCGTCTTATCCGCCTCAGTTGATTGATGCATATTTGCGGGGCCAATTCGTAAACCTTGCCTCTGGTAGCGTTTATGGAAGTTTTGATCGCCGATTAAATCATACAGATGCGATGATTGGCTACGGTGATCCGCTTCATGTCGGAATGGACTTTAACGTGCTGAATATGACCGCCTGTATCAATGTTGTTCGTGATGGCCAACCATTGACAGTCGGGGAATTAACAGCGGTAAGAGATACCCCAGAGATGGCGCGGTTGCTGAAAGAGCGCTTTGAGGGTCATGACATTACGATTTATCCCGATGCGTCAGGGCAAAACACAAGTTCTAAAAATGCCAGTGAATCAGATTTAAGCATTTTACGCCAAGCAGGATTGAGGGTGCAGGTGAACAGCCGAAACCCCGCTGTTAAAGATCGTGTGAACGCAATGAATGCGATGATTAAAAATGGGCAGGGCGAACGCAGGTGGTTGGTTAATACCGATCAATGTCCTGTTTTAACCGAGGCACTGGAGCAACAAGCATACGATAAGAACGGAGAGCCAGATAAAAAATCCGGCCATGACCACCCCAATGACGCCCAAGGGTATTTCATTGCACAACGATACCCGATTAACAAACCAACATTCGCACTAGGAACAGTTACAGGATTATAATGGACATTAACGCAACACATAAAAGTTATGACGGAATGGCCGATACATGGCTCAAATGTCGTGACACTGCGATCGGGTTGAGAGCCGTCTTAAAACGCGGTGTAGCTTATTTGCCGTTGCTTGGCGGTCAGGATAATGCGCAAGATAAAGGCTATATTTCATACCAACAGCGTGCGCAGTTTTTTAATGCTGTTGCGCGCACAATCGACACTATGTCTGGCCACATATTCCGCAAACAGCCTGTTGTCAAATTACCGACCGCATTACAGGCGTATAAATCTGATATCGATATGGGGGGTATTTCGCTTGAGGGATTTATTGGCCGTTTGATTGATGAAGTTTTAGAGGTTGGTCGTTGCGGTTTATTGGTTGAATATCCACAAAGAAACACTGATGAAACCTTAACGGTTCAACAATCAACAAAGCTTGGATTAAGACCCTACTTAACCTCATATAAGGCCGAGGATATTCGTTATTGGCGTACAGGGCGCGTGAATAACGCAACAGTCCTTGTGCAAGTCCTCTTAGGCGAAAAATATGAAGATGATGATGGCGGTGAACACATGCAAATCCGTGAATTACACATTGATGATGGTTCTTATGGGCAGCGTATTCATCGTCAAACAGATAATGGTTGGGTAATCCACGAAGAGTTCACCCCAACAATGAACGGTGCAGAAATTGCAGAAATTCCCTTTTATTTCCTTGGGATTAAAGAAATGGGCGCCGAAATTCAATCTCCTCCACTTGAGGGGTTGGCGGATACATGTCTAGGATTTTACCGAAACAGTGCGGATTACGAAAATGCATTGCATGTTGCCGGCACACCAACACCATGGATTAACGGGATTACAGAGCCCAAAGATTTCCCTGCTATCCACTTAGGTTCAAATACGTTTTTGAAACTTCCACCTGATGCACAGGCAGGGTTTTTACAGTGTGGTGCTGATGGAGTTGCCGCCTTGAAAGAGGCGATGATGGAGAAGAAACAGGAAATGGCCGCACAAGGGGCGCAAATGTTGCGTGAGGAATCTCGTACGGCTGAATCAGGTAACGCATTAGCCATCAAGCGTGGTGGTGAAAATTCAATCCTTGCAAATATTGCATCATCAACTGAAATGGTGGTCGCAAAAGCATTGCGATTTATGGCTGATTGGGTTGGCGCAAATCCAGATGATGTCACGGTTGAATTAAACAAAGATTACATTCCAAGTGCAATGGATGCCAATTTACTACGCGAATGGGGCAATCAATACCTATCTGGTGCGATTTCTTTTGAAACATACTTTGAAGGCATGATCCAAGGCGAATTAGTGTCCGAGGGTTTAACCGCTGATGATGAACGCGAACGTAAAGAACTAGACGCGCCGGCCTTAGCAAGCTTTAACGATGTAGCGACAAATGACAGTCAATGAACAGATACTTAATGGCAGTATCTCGCACATGGTTTGGCTTGAAAGGTACAAAACCAGACAAGTAAGGCAGATATTGTCACTGTTAAATAAAGCTGAGGCGGATGTTATAGAACAATTAAGCATTCGGTTGTCCAAGATATCAGAACGCGGAATTGATTTAGGGCCCGATACGACAAAACGATTAAATGAGATATCTAAATATCTTGATACAACGCATAAAGAATTGTCCGCCGTCTTGTTCGCATCATTGAATGATGAATTACAGGATTTCGCAGTCTATGAGGCTGACTTCCAAGCGCGATTGATTGAAAATGCCGTTGCCCCGTACGTTGCGATAGATTTAAAGAGACCAGGCATTAATCAACTGAAAGCCATTGTGACAAAGCAACCGTTTCAAGGCCGATTATTAAAATCATGGTTTAGTGATTTAACAGCCGACCAGAAAACAAAAATTAACACCACGATCCGCCTTGGATTAACGGAAGGTCAAACGACCGACCAGATAATCAGGCGCATACGTGGCACAAAGGCCAGACAATACCGCGATGGTGCATTAGAGATTACGCGCCATCATGCAGAGAGCATTACGCGAACGGCAATCGCTCATGTTTCTGACCGCGCCTCCAATGATATGTGGATGGGTAACGCGGATATCATTAAAGGGTTAAAATACGTTGCGACATTGGACGGACGAACATCCGCAATATGTCGTTCAAGAGATAATAAAGTTTACGCGTTGGGTAAATCTCCTTACTTACCGGCGCATTTTAATTGCAGATCACGTGTTGTTCCATACCTCGGTGAAACGAGCATTAAAGGAACAAGGGCAAGTGAAATAGGACAGGTGCCCCAAGACCTTAAATACGGTGATTGGTTAAAGAAGCAACCTAAGGCCACCCAAGAGGATGTTTTAGGCGTATCGAAGGCAAAATTATTTCGTGAAGGTGGCTTATCAATAGATAAGTTTTCAGACAGTACAGGTAAAGCATATACCCTTAATGATTTAAGAAATCGCGATAGAGGGGCATTTGATAAAGTATTTGGCGGACATACTGCAGATAGTATTTCACAAAGAGTATCACAAGAAGAGGGTTTGAAAAAATATCTGGGTGCAAAAACATACGAAAAACTACAAAAAAATGCAAATGAAGCGATCAACATTAGTGGAAATTCATTGCACAAGATGTCAGAAGCGGAGTTAGTGGCAATTCATGCCTATACTGATGGCAATGGGTATTATAAACGATTAAATACAGCTTTACGTTCTGATGATGCGGTGGCCATAGCAAGGGTTTCCCCATTGGCGAATGTACTCGATAATGCACTACAGAAAATACCTCCTTATGAGGGAATGACGATACGGCGGACAAACTTGCCAGAATCAATAGCAAGTGATATGATTAAAGGTAAGAGTTTTAATGACTTGGCATTTATGAGTTCATCAAAAAAAGATTTAGGTGATGCTTTTGGTGGCAATCATAAATTTGTTATTTCTTCGTCAAAAGGCCGAGAAATTAATGGGTATTCAGCTTATAGTCGTGAATTTGAAGTTTTATTCCCAAGGGAAACAAAATTCAAGATAATAGATGTCGAGAAAAAGGATGATGGCATCACAACCATTATTATGAAGGATGATGAAGGATGACGAAGGTTAATAAAAAAGATACACAAATCATAAAAGAAGCCAAAGAATTTGAAAAGTCCGTTGAAGTGATGGATGCAGATGATGCTCGTCGTTTAGCCAGAAAATGGAATACGGATAGCCAATCATTGACAAAAGATGTTATTAAATAAATTAACCCTTTCAATTAAAGAATAAAATTTGATATACTGATTTCGGATAATTCCATTCAAATCGCGATAGGCCGAAAGCTACCCACCTCAAAATAATTGAAGTGGGTTTTGTTTATTACATCATGTTGATGAGTAAATGAATTATTATCTTAATTATTAATTTTAACATTAAATGTCCTCTTTAAAAGTTACCCAAACTAATGGGGTCGAGACTATTTATGTTTTCTGTGAAGTCGCCATTTCGGTGGCTTTTTTTATGTCTGCAAGGCGGACAAAACCAACCATCCAAACCCAAAGGGAGAGCAAAGCTTATGGATATCAAAGAACTACTAGAATCCGACGAAGGAAAAGCACTGATTGCATCAGCAGTAGAGGAGGCCACGAAACCGCTTGTTGCAAAACGGGATGAATTACTTGGTAAGCTTAAAGAAAAAAATGACAAATTAACGGAGGCCGAACAAATCGCAAAAGACGCCGCAGAGGCTAAAGCAAAAGCGGAAGAAGAAGCGATTTTAAAGTCAGGTGATGTTGAAAAAATCAAGAAACAGCTTGAAGATAAATATACTAAAGAAATCGAAACGCGTGATGCCTCAATCAAAGATAAAGATTCCAAACTGCATGGCCTTTTGGTCGATAGCGGTCTAACCGACGCGCTTTCTAAAGCAGGAGTAGCCCCTCAATTCCAAGAGGATTTACGTCTTGCTATGAAAGCAAAATATAACCCACAGATTGCCGATGTAGATGGAAAACCAACTGCACAAATTGACGGCAAATCATTAACAGATTTTGTTTCCGAATGGTCGCAAGGCGATCAGGGGAAACCTTATATTGCCGCCCCAAATAATGGTGGTGGTGGTGCCAATGGCGCAAACGGTGGAGGCAAAGCCAACACTGCAAAGGGTGACCTTAGTGGTGATAAAAAATCACGCACAGAGGCATTCAGAAATCAATATCCAGAATTATCATAATAAACAAAGGAAAATAAAATATGTCCCTATCACAAATGAAAGTATTCAATGAATACATTATGCCCGCGACAATCGAAACATTGGCGCAAATGATTGAGAAGTTTAACGCTTCTTCTAATAACGCAATTCGCTTAACTACTGATGGTTTCACAGGTGATTTCTTGCAAGAGTCATTTTTTGCATCTATTCACGCCGCGCAACGCCGTGTTGATCGTTATGCATCTAATGGAACGCCAACAGTTACTGATCTAACTCAACTACAACACAATAGCGTTAAGGTTGCAGGTGGATTTGGTCCAATTCGTTTTGAACCTTCACAATTAACATGGTTAGAAAAACCAACTGCAGAAGGTATTGAAGTTGCATCACGTAATTTCGCCGAGGCTATGATGCAAGACCAGTTAAACACTGCTATTGCTGCATTAGTTGCTGCGGTTTCAAATCAATCAGAAGCCACGAACGATGTCTCCGCAAGTGCTGGATTAACTTATGGCTCAATCAACGATGCTCATGCAAAATTTGGCGACCAATCCGGTAATATTGTTGCTGATGTTATGACTGGCCAACTCTACCATAAGTTCATTGGCCAAAACCTAACGAACACAGCCCAACTATTCCGCGCCGGTAATGTTACGGTTATTGATGTTCTTGGTAAGGCAATTATTGTCACTGATGCGCCTGCCTTATATGAGGCTGATTATGACACTGACTTGGATGCGCAAAAAATCCTTGGTTTGGTTGAAGGTGCGGCGGTTGTTCATGATGGTAGCGACATTATCTCTAATGTTGAAACTACTAACGGTAAAGACCGCATCGAATCTACAATGCAGGTCGATTACACGTTTGGCTTAGGTCTTAAGGGTTACGCTTGGGATACTGCAAACGGCGGTAAATCACCAACAGATGCCGAACTTGCGACTGGCTCTAATTGGGATAAAGTTGCGACTAACATCAAGCATACTGCAGGTGTTATCGCTATCGGGGATGCGTCTCAATAATTAAAATTAAAGCCCCTCAACGGGGGCTTTTTTCTTTTAACAAATTAAGGAATTAATCATGTCAGAACAAAAAATAACCTATGAAAAACACCCTGTAAGTGCACAACGCAAAGCAGAATTGCGCAAACAAGGTTTGAAAATTGTTGACGCAAAATTCGACCCAAAAAAGGCTGATAAAAAAGCCGACCCTAAGGCGGATACTAAGAAAGCCGAACCAAAAAAGGCTGATAAATAATGACTGTTTATGTTTCGTTTATTGAAACGAGAGGACTAGGGGGGGTAATTGCCGCCCCTGCCGTTGGTGACTGCCGAGTGACTGAAACCGTTGCGCTAGATGGTACAAGCACTGCAACAGCAGGACAAAAAGAAACTGCCCTTATTACCAATACTGGTTCTGATACAGTGTTGATCACGCATGGGAAAACACCTGACGCTAGTGCGACATCCAGAACATCTGCGACAAATGCTGGCTATCCATTATTGGGTAGTGCCTCAATTGTAGTTGCCACAGAAACAGGCGATAAAATTAACGTGAAAGCAATTGCATGATAGTCGAAGATGGCACGATCGTTTCGAATGCCGATTCATACGTCACTCTCGAATTTGCCAATGCCTTTTTCACTAACAGAGGCATAAGCGATTGGACTGGCGACAATGCGGTAAAAGAGGCCGCACTTATTAACGCGACAGATTATATCGAGCAGGAATATACCATGAATTGGATGGGGGAAACTGCAAGCGAGAATCAATCCCTCTCATGGCCAAGATTCGGGCTTAAAAACGCCTATAACGATGAAATACCTCTTCGGCTTAAACAAGCCGTTTGCAAGCTTGCTTTGGAGGCATTAACCGAAGATTTAAACCCACCATTAGATCGCGATATTAAACGCGAAAAGGTTGATGTTATTGAGGTGGAATACATGGATAAGGCAAAGTCAGGAAAACAACGACCTGCAATAAAAGGATTATTACAGCCCTATATATCAGGCTCTATAATTAATTGCCCTGCGGTGCGTGTATGACATACAATTACACAACAGCTCAAAAATTAGCTTTGAAGCAGATAGATGATAAAGGGCGCACGATCGTCATTCCATCCGTTACTGATGCGGGAACATTTGATCCCGATACATTCACATTTGTTGAAGGTTCAACAGAAAATAATAGCGTTAAAGGATTGTTCACCAATTTTCGAGCGCAAGATGTTGATGGCACAACAATCAAGCGTGAAGATAAACGCGTATTGATTGCCGCGACTTCATTAGATAGCGCACCGACACCATCCGATGTAATTATTGATGGTGATGTCGAATATGAAATAATTAATTGCGACACACTGATGCCCGGTGATGTTCCAATCCTGTATATGGTGCAAGTTAGGCGATGACATCATCCTTTCGAGCTCAATTAAATAGAGCGTATGAAAATAAAGTTTTAAAAACACAAGAAAGAGTGACACGCCTAACTGGATTGGCTCTTATCTCTGAATTAGTATTTAACACACCTGTTGATACAGGACGCGCAAAGGGAAATTGGAATATTGATATTAATACCATTGATTTAACCGATCGTGAGGCCGAGAAAGATGGTTCGGGGTCAATTTCTAGAGCAAACAGTATTACGGCCTCTTACAAGCTTAATGAAACGATATTTGTTTCGAATAACCTTCCTTACATTAATCGCCTGAATGATGGTTATTCAGGCCAAGCCCCCGCGGGGTTTGTTGAGGCCGCAATTCAAACTGCCAACCTGAAAGCAAAGGAGCTTGCAAAACAATGAATTTCAAGCAGGCCGAAGGTGAAATAATTGGATATTTCAACACGCAGATAAATGGTGCCGTGCCGATATCTTGGCCTAACGTCCCTTTCACGTTGCCTGCTGATGGTTCTTGGGTTCGCTTTACAATGAAAAACAATGATGGTCGCCAAGTGACAATGGGCTCGCCTGGTGCAAACAGATATAGACGTATTGGGATTGTAACAATTCAAGTGTTTAGAAAAATTAAAGCCTCAAGACCTGAAAGCACCAGTAAGGTCTTAGAATTGGCCGACACTGTTGCAGATATCTTTATTGCCAACCAATTAAACGGAATATTATTCAAAAACGTAAATGCACGAGATGTCGGGAACGATGGGAACGGTTGGTATCAGTATAATGTTACCGCCGAATTTCAATATGACCGCATAACCTGACAAAACCTAACCTCAATCAACCTGCCCCTTCATAGGGGTTTTTTATGCCCTAAAATAAGGAGAATATAATGTCTACAGCCGATAGCTCACAAACCAGAGTCGCATTTATAGAAGAAAGCACTTATGGTACGACCCCCGCAACTCCTGCTTTTCAGGTGGTGCGTATGACCTCAGAGGGTTTAAAGCACACCCGTACTAATACATCATCGAATGAAATTAGATCGGATAGAAATGCACCAGATTTGGTACAAACATCTGGCGCCGCTGAAGGCCAGATAGCCTTCGAACTTTCTTATGAAACCTTTGATGAATTCCTTGAAAGCTTCATGTATAATGATTTCTCCTCTGATGTCCTTAAAAATGGTGTAACCCAAAAATCTTTCACCATAGAAAAGAAATTCGAAACGGGTGCAACGGATGCATTTCTTCGCTATACAGGTATGATCGCCAGCACTTTTTCTTTAAATATTCAAGCCCAAGAAATGGTGACTGGTTCTTTTGGATTCCAAGGTAAAGGTGGGTCAACTGATAATGCAATTATTACTGGTGCTACTTATACATCACCAACAACTGGTGACGTTTTTAATGCGGGCATAAACTTTGGTTCGTTGTCGATGACGGGTGTTACAAGCCCTAAGGTAACAGCTATTAGTATTGAAGGGACGAACAATCTAAGACAACAACCAGTTATTGGATCCATTGAGTCAATCGGTGTCGGTGCTGGTCAATTCGGTGTTAACGGTTCGGTCACTTGCTATTTTGAAAACACAGAGGCTTATCAACTATTTTTAGATGGCACTGACGCTGATCTTGAATTTGTCCTAACGGATAATGACGACAATTCTTACACTTTTACACTTCCAAGAATTAAATTTAGTGATGCAGACGTCGTGGCAGGTGCGAATAATGAAGACGTACTTATCACACTCCCTTTCCAAGCTCTTTATGACAGCTCTGAGGCTTGCACATTAAAAATCGAGCGTGCTGACGCCGTATAACGAAAATAACCCGACACTAATTAAAAAACACCCGCGCAGGTGGTGGGAATGGATCGTCGGGTTCCATTCCCACGTTCTTGCGTTTAACCCGATAAGGAAAAAAAATGAGTTTTTATAATACTTTTCAAACTGACGAAAATTTAGAAAATGGGCAAGGTGTTGACCTTGACTACGGACAAAATGGAATCATTACAATCCACCGTGCAGGCGGATCAAATAAATCATTTGCCCGCGTGTTGAATGCCAAGATGAAACCATATAGCAGGCAGTTACAGACTGATACAATGGAAGATGAAATCGCTAGCAAGCTACTCATTGAGACATATGCTGAAACAGTGATTATCAACTGGAAAAATGTTACCGATCAGGAAGGGAATAAACTAGCTTTCAACAGATCAAATTGCATTAAAATTCTAACTGACCTGCCTGAACTTTTTAAGGATATACAAAATCAGGCCAATAGCATTTCTAACTTCCGAAAAGAGCAAGAGGAAATAGAAGCAAAAAACTTACAGAAGTCCTAATTTGGCATAGAAAGTGGGGCGAGCGTATTAATGAATTTGAATCCTTGATTGCACAAGGTGCAACTCCAACACCTTGCCCCGAACTCTTACCAGGTTTGGACTTTTATTTTACAGCTTTTAACCAATTACAACATGACAGGCCAGTTGGAATGTCAGGAATGGGCTCTATCCCCTACTCCTCAATCATCACATGGTCACACATAAATGGCATCGATAATGTCGATGACATTGCAACCCTTGAACATCATTTAAGGGCAATGGAGCGCGCCTCCTATCAATTTGAAGAAACCAACAAAGGAAAGTAACCGACATGGCAAATGATGCAGAAATTGTCATTGGTATACGACCCGATGGAAATGGTGCGCGTATTATTAAACGTGATTTGGATGAGTTAGCCAGAAGTGGTGATAAAGCTACAAATTCAACAGAGCGCTTACAAAAAGAAACCGCAAAACTTTCTGGGGCCGCTAACGTCTTAAAGGGTGCTTTGGCAGGTGCAATTGGAGCATTGGGTATTCGCGAAATCGTTCGCGCCGCGGACGAAATGACGAACCTTCAGGCAAGATTGAAACAAGCCACTCGAAGCACCCAAGAATTTGAAACCGCATTCAAAGGTTTGGTTCGGTCATCCAAAGAGACCGGTGTTGCCTTAGGCGCGGCAGTTGATGTTTTTCAAAGGCTCTCATTTTCTCGCGATGAAATTAAAGCCACCGTAGAGGAGATGGTTCAATTCACATCAACAGTTCAAAAACTTGGTGTTGTCTCTGGTGCTTCAACTGAAGGCCTTAAGGCGGGTCTATTGCAATTGGGTCAGGGTTTGTCCGCGGGTGTGTTGAGGGCTGAAGAGTTTAACTCCATCCTTGAAAATATACCTGTAGTTGGTAAAGCGATTGCAGATCAGTTTGGTGTGACAACAGGTGAATTAAGAAAACTTGTTCTTGAGGGTGAGGTTTTATCTGAAGACGTGTTCGCGGCAATTATTAATGAAACTGAGAGAGCGGATGAAGCACTATCAAAAATGCCTCTTACCGCTGGCCGTGCTTTCGGACAGTTAAAAACTGATCTTCTTATAGCAACAGGACTTTTGAATGAAACCACAAACGCTACAAGTCAATTGGCTTATGCTATATCAGATATTGGAAAAGTCGCCACTGCCCTAGCAAACACTTTTTCTGGTCTTTTTGACTTTCTAAAAGGCGGCATTGCTGTTGTCGCTGGTGTTGTCACCGCTACACTTGAGGCTCCTTTAAGGCTTATGAACCTAATAATCGAGGGTATAAATAGAATATCAGGAAAAAATATTGGACAATTAGATATTGCAGATACATTGGGTGATATTAGAAAAGGATCTTTTCAAGCTTTCGGTGATGAGTTCGCATCTGGTTCTAAAAAATTAAAACAAGCTGGTGGAAATATTGGAGGCTTGTTTGTTAGTGAAGAGTCCGAAAAAATCGAAACATCAACACGTAATATTTCTAAAAATTATGCTGAAATAGTAAAAGGAATTAGTGGATCCACCAAAGAATCAAAAAAACTTGAAACCATCCAGAAGCAATTAAACAATGTAGTAAAAGACACACTCACCCCCCAAGAAAAATTCAACGCGACTGTGAAGGAGCTGGAAAGACTTAGGGGTTTCGCAAAAACGGAAAAAGAAATAACGGCAATCGGCCGTGCTTTAAAAAATGCTCGCGAAGAACTTGATCAAGTCCGCATTGATGCCGAACTAGATAGCCCATTAGGAGAGGCATTTAAGAGCCTGTCGAGTGAAATTGAAGATGATTTCAAGGAGGCTTTCCGCGAAGGATTTAATGACGCAGATGGCGGTTTTGAGAAATTAATATCTGGATGGAAAGAAACATTCAAAACATTCCTAGCTGATCTAGCTTATACAGCACTCGCCCGTCCTATCGTTTTACAATTGGCTGGAGGTATAGGAGGTGCATTTGGCCTTTCTCAAGATGCAATTGCGCAAACACTAGGAACGAGTGGTGGCTCAATTGGCGGAGGAACTAGCGGTCTTGGCTCCTTAGGCAGTATCGGTAGCAGTTTATTAAACGGTGGATTGTATTCGTCTTCGCTCGGTACTATTGGGGCAAAGTTAAGTGCAAATTTATTTGCCGGTGGTGATCTTTTATCAAGTGCGGCATTCAATGGTGCGCAGGCGTTTGGTAATCTTGGTTATGGGGCTATCGGTGGAGGCCTTGCTAATATTTTAGGCCTTGGGAGCGATAATTCGATAGTCAATTTTGCTAGTGGGGGTCTCGGTTCGTTAGCTGGGGGTGCGATTGGTTCATCAATTGGTACCATTGCAGGATTTGCAGGTGGTCCAGTCGGGGCAATTGTTGGTTCATTCCTTGGTACTGCTCTTGGCGGATTATTTGGCGGTTCTAAACCTAGTGATAAAGCCCAAAGTGCGAGTGTATTTTTCGATACTGGCAAATTAATTGAAGGGGGACAAAGTGGGAATAAGTTCTCTCAAGAAAATAGGGATTTTGCTAAAGCGGTTAGAGATGAAGCCGCCAATCTTACATCACTATTAAAATCTGCAGGTGCCGACATTGGTGGCGCCATTAAAATAGTCGCAGGAAATCGTGATGGCCTTCGACTTGTAACCACGCAAGCTAATGGAAATATAACAAATCAAAATTTTGGAAACAACACGGATGCATTGATTGATGCCGTTGCTAATTCTGTAATTGAGAATATTACGAGCGCCCCAGAAGATCTTAAAAAGGTCTTGCAGAATGTCGATGGTTACGACACCAAGCAAGTCGCTGAAGCTATAGGTTTATTGGAGCTATCAAGATCATTTGAGAAGGCGGGCGAGGCCTCAAAACCTTTAACAACAGCATTAGATGGCCTCGAGTCGCAATTTGATACATTAAAAAACAAGATGCTCGCTTTAGGGTTGCCTGTTGACGCTCTTACAGAAAGCTATGAAAATCAAAGGCAGGCTATTATTGATACAACATTAAAGCCATTGCAAGACTTCTTAGACAGTCAGGCTATAAGTTCAAATTCATCATTGAGTACGCTGGATAAATTGAATTTAACGAGATCATCTTTTGATGAAAATTTATCTGCTATTAAATTAGGTGACTTATCGGGTTTAGGAAATATTACTACCCAAGCGAATGCCCTCCTAAATATTGGCCGTGATGTTTTTGCGAGTGGTGAAGGTTTCGCTTCTCTTGAATCATTTGTCAGACAGTCGATAACAGGAATTGCCGGAGATTTAGGCGCGCCAGGCGCTTTAAATGACAGTGTTACACGCGAAATATCATTATCAAACGCTCAACAAACATCTTTGTTAGCGCAGATGGACGCGCGAATTGAATCTTTGGTTGAAGAAAACAGGAAATTGCGAAAATCAATGGAGCGAGTTGGCAATCAGTTGGTGGTAATGACAGCATGATAAGTTATGGAGCACTAACAGAATATGCGCTTGGGGAAATAAATAGTAATGACGATCTATCAACACCGGATGTGTTTAGTGAACTTCTTAAAAATGAAGAGGTTGTTCTTAAATACATAGTTGAAATGCAACCATTTAATGAGGACAAAGAAAATAAATTAATTTTCCCTATTCCTGTCTCTACGGTTTCAATAGGTGAGTTCTCGTATGACTATTTTGGCGGGATTGAAAACTTGTATTTTTCTGATCGTGGTTTAGTGACCGAACCAGATGAAACCCCATCAAATACTGTTTATGAACCAATAGCCCTCAACCCTTACCAATATGATGTTTCAATATTAAATGGTGATGATTTTAGGGGAGGAAGTGTTTCATTCGGTGCTATTAGACTTGCAAATTCAGATAATGAGATTGATTATCTGACAAACTATTACTGGGGCGGTAGGTATATATCTGTTTATGCAGGAGGGGTAGAGTTTTCACGAAATGAGTTTTCGAAAATTTTTGATGGTTTAAGTTCCCAGATCGAGTATGACGAAGAAGAAGTTACGATTAATATTCGTGATAAGGCCTCTATTTTAGAGACAGAATTTGATCAAAATTTATATGAAGGTAGTGGAGGCTTAGAGGGCGGACAAGATATTGAGGGAAATGTTAAACCTCTTTGTTATGGTGTGTTGAAAAACGTCACGCCCACATTAATTGATGCGACAACAAACATTTATCAAATTCATGACGGTTCTATTGAATCTATCGATAGTGTTTTTGATAGGGGCGTCGATTTAACCTTTGATGCCGACTACCCTGATATAAGTGTCGCTTCAATACCTGCGGGTAAATACGGAACGCAATTAAACGGCGGATATATAAAACTTGGAAGCACCCCCGCAGGAAGAATTACTTGCGACTTACACGGAGATAATGTCGGTGGATATATATCAAAAGCGGGGGCCATTGTACAACGGCTGGCTAAGACCAAATTAGGTTTTAAGAGTTTCAATTCCTCCACACTGGATGAAGGGGCATTTAATCATATTGATTCTGTTTTAAATTATGACTGCGGTTTTTTTATTGGAAATAAAACAGATCTTAAAAATGTTCTCGATAGTTTTCTATTGCCAATGCATATTTACTGGACATTTAACAGGCGGGGACAGTTAACCGGCGGTGTGATTTCCTCCCCCTCAAACGCTGTTTTTGAAATAGATGAAAACCAAGTAAATGCTGATGAAATAGAATGCATAAAGGTGATTGAACCTGCTTGGCGTATAAAATTAGGCTATGGACGAAATTGGACAATACAAAACTCTGACGAATTGGCGGCGGGAGCATCCGCATCCCAAAAGGAATTTGCGGTTGAAAATTACAGAACAGTTATTAATGAAAATCGTAATATAAGAGCAAAAACGGCATCTGCTGTTGAGAGACAATTTAATTCAAATATTGAAAGTGAATCCGACGCCTTGTCTTTGCTCAACAAACTGAATTCTTTGTATGGAGTAAAAAGAAAAGTTTATCGCATTAAAGTTCAAAATCTTATGTTCCGTATTTTTATTGGGGATTTTGTAAATTTAAATATCAATAAATTCGATTTGAATAACAAAAAATTTTTAATAGTTGGCATTTCAGAAGATGCCGAAAGTAATGATACAGTTTTGGAGTTATGGGGATGAATATACTTATAGCAAAACCTTTGAGTGATATTGCAATATTGGAAGGTTCAATGGCACTAGGGGCAAACTCTATTGATCGACTTAAAAAAATGCAACTCTTTAGATTTTGGAGATCAACATTAAATGAAACTTTTATTTCCATTGATTTTGGAGAAGCCACAGAAATAGATTTTATAGGCTTGATAGGGCATTCGGGAACTTCTGCGGGAACAATTACAATTAAAGCTGGTTCAACAAAGGATGTTTCTGATTATACACTTTCAGGCCTAGACTTACTAAATGGTGTGGATCTAGGGTACGAAAAAAACCTATTTGCAGTTAAATTACCTGAAGAACAAACATATCGTTATTGGAAAATTGAGATAGACGATAGCACAAATCCTAAGGGCTATATTGATGTAGGTCGATTATATATGGATAAGTGTTTTGTTCCTGAAGTAAATGCATCCTATGGAGCAGAAATTGGGCATCACGACAGTAGTCGAATAAAAAGAACAATTTCAGGAGCAGGCATTCCATTAGAACGAAAAAAACTACGTCGTTTTAGCTTTCTATTTGATTTTTTGTCTGAAGATGAGGCATTTGACGTTTTATTTGATCTTGACGCTATTCGGGGACAATCAAAAGATGTTTTATTCATTTTTGACATTGAAGAAACCAAGCATTTTCAAAGAAAATACATTTACGGAACGATGGAAGACAACAAACCTATCGACCTCCCTTTCTACAATATTTACAGAAAACAATACACAATAACGGAGATATAATAATGGCTTTTAAAATAGCTGATCGGGTATTTGAAACATCAACTACCCAAGGAACAGGTGCGCTTAATTTAGAGGGTGCGGTTTCTGGTTTTCAATCTTTTTTAGTGGGAATAGGTGATGGAAACGAAACTTATTATGTGATTGATGATGGTGCAAATTGGGAAGTTGGAATAGGCACGATATCAGCCGGATCACCGGACACTCTCTCGCGAGATACAATTCTAGAAAGTTCAAATAGTGATGCCGCAGTTAATTGGGGGTCTGGAACCCGTAATGTACGTTTGTCAATTCCGGCCGAGGGATGGCCGACTCTCAAGAGCGATAACACATGGGAAGGTGGTCAAACCTTTAGTGGATCGGTAACCCTACCCCAAGCTACAATTGATGGGATACTTACGCAGGCTACTTTTAAACTTCCAATTGGTTCAATCTATATGAATGCGAGTGATTCAACGAATCCTGAAACATTATTGGGTTATGGAACTTGGGTCGCAATTGGTGTTGATCGTGTTCTTATTGGAGTTGGTTCAACTTATCCAACTGCAGGGGCAACGGGCGGGAGCTTAACACAAACATTTACTAGCTCAAACAACGGCCCTCACACTCACCCGTTAAGAGAAAACAACGCCGCAGGTGCTAGTGCCAACGGAAACTATTCAGCTTATTCAGGATCAATAGCAACATTTAATTTGACGCTTTCTCAATCGGTGGCGTCGTCAGGAAGCGGATCGGCTTTCTCAATCGTTCAACCTTATGAAGTAGTATATATGTGGAAAAGGACAGCATAAAAAATGGAAATTACAGTAATTATACCAGACGGATTTATTCAAATTGAGGGCGAAGGCCTTATGGGATTTGATCTTTCGGAATATTCGGATATTAAAGCTATTCAATCTATCGATGGAAAAACACACATCCTTAAAATTAATGGTGATGGAGATTTCGATGATAATTTTGATACAAAACCCTTTGTTGATCTATTTAACCAAAAAAAATCAGATGATGCCAAAGCATTGGATGATTATCTAAACTCCCCAGAAACTATAAAACAAACCAGAATTGCAGAATTGCAAAAATCACTATCAGAAACTGATTTTAAATTTACGGATGATTATGATGCAAAAGAAACAAATGATTGGAGGTCATTAAAGGCTGAACGTCAAGCTTGGCGTGATGAATTAAGATTGTTAATGGCATGATAGTGGCTCTTCTTGCATCAACAATTATTATGGCTTACGCGGATAGGTGGTTTGGCACTGGCTATAAAATGCGAGGTCAATTTGCAGGCACTACGGCAATTGCCTTGCCTGCTCTTTATGCGTTCAACATGAACTACAATGTTTATGATTGGTTGTTCGCTCTCATAATAATAGGTTCCTCCATTTCGTTCATATCACTGCGTCAATGGGGCATTTGGGGGGAATTATTTCCAAATGGCCGCCGTGATGTCCGAACTGCAAAACATAAATGGTTCTATAGGTTGTGTTCGCGAGTTTTAGTAATGGATGAACGCAAAGAAGACATCTTTGGTCTAATGCGTTGGAAGCGTTTGGCGTGGGGTATTCGATATTCAGTATATGGTCTTCCTGTTGCGCTATTATTTTCGATATGTGGTATGACCCTAGCCCCATTTTTTCTTGTGCCGGTCGCCGGATTTATGCGCGGTACATTATACGAATATGGGTTAAATGAATCTAAGGGATTGCCTTGGTGTGAGTTTTGGGCTGGCGGAATGACAATGTTTATAATGGGATTGAGTATATGAAAAACGGAGATATTCACGCTATATCAGAAAAAATTGGGCTCTTGAACGGAACCCTGACAAGTGTCAACGCCTCTTTAAAAAAAATAGAAACAAATCAAGATAATTTCCTAAAAGATTTGACAATTTTGAATATTAATCAAAAAAAAATGGATAAAGATTTGGGTGTTCATCGCGATAAAATAGAAAAACTTGATAACAGAATACAAGGGCTTGAGAACTCAAAAAAAACGGCTTTATGGGTATTAGGGACGTTGTGGAGTGGAATATTATTCACCTTGCTGTACGCATTTGATTACGCCCTGAATTACCTAAAGGGGGTTTTATGAAGGTTGCGCTTATTGATGATGATAAAGCTGAAGGCTTAATTCTAAAAAAACTCTTAAAGGGGCATGATGTCATTTATTACCCAACATATAAAAAATATTTAGAATCAAGTAAAAAACATCATGTTCGGATATTTGACATGAATATGCCAGAATATAATATTGAGTTCTTTAAAAAAATTACATTAAAGGAAAAATGCTTAACCTATCTATTTACAGGTGGGAATGTTGATTTTCTTTTAGATAGTGCGAAACAAGAATTTTTTGACGCAGGCATCAATGAAATTCTAAATAAAAATGATGATCGAGAGAGATTGAAGCGATATATCAACCTTTACGCATTGGAAAACACCGCATGAATATTAAAAATAAATGTTTAGGAGGTGCGCTCCTAGCAACCCTTATTGCAACACCTTTTATAATTAAAAAAGAAGGTAAAGAAAATCTTGCCTATTGGGATGCTTTTGGCTCGGTGTGGACTATATGCTCTGGCGAAACAAAGAATGTTTACGAGGGGCAATACTTAACCGACGAGCAATGCCATGACATGACACAAAAACGCGTATTGGAATTTGCACGGGGTGTGGATAGTCTCGTGTCCGTACCAATGACCGCCAAGTATCACGCCGCCCTAACATCGTGGGCATATAACGTAGGATTGGGCGCGGCGGGTCGCTCAACGCTTATAAAGAAATTAAACAACAGTGACTATGAAGGCGCCTGCGAAGAACTTCTACGTTGGAATCGTGCGGGTGGACGCGTTATTCAAGGCCTTACAAATCGTCGTATAGACGAATATCAAATGTGCATGGAGGGGATTGAATGAAATGGATAATTTCGAATCTCCAAATGTTGTCGTTAATGGCGGGGCTGTTGTCTGTTACGTCACTCGGTGCGGGACTGTGGGGAATAAGTCAGGGAAAAAAGATAGCAAATGCAGAAAATGCCCAATTAGAAAAAACTGCTCGACACCAGGCGCAAACAAAAGCGGTAAAGGTAATAAATAGCAATGATAAAAATTTCAAAGAAACTCAAAAATATATCTCGGAAAAACCGAGGGAAATTAACCCTGTTTTGCCTAATTATAGTGATTTGCTTATCAGGTTGCACAACAGTCAAGGAAATAGTCGTTAATGATCCCTATGAAAAAATCAGAAAACCTGACCTCCCACTTTGCGCGCTCAGCCGTACATGCACGGAACAAGACGCGGAAGCTTATACTGCGTCACAAGATAAGATTATAAACGATTGTAGAGGATTATTAGGACATGAATTTTAGTACTGGATTATCTAATAAAGGCTTGGCCATGGGGCTTTCTATTTCCATGGTATCAAAAAAATCGTTGGTTAACATCACCATGATGGTCGGTGGTGATTCAATCGCCAACGCGCTTGGTGATACGGACGGAATCAAGGATGACTTTATCGGGTATCTTTCCGACCGCGGTATTGAGGCCACAATCACGGACGGCGCGCAGGGCGGTATGGGATTGGCCAATTTTGTTGATTTGGATACTGGTGGCAAGGGCCCGAAATATATTTCTTTATGGGATACGTTTCCAAATAAGGCCGATATCACTGATATTCATTTTACCATTGGCGCCAATGATGTTGTTGAATTTGCACAGGCACAGGCGGGGTATACAAAAGCCCCATATAAGGCGTCATTCATTGATTTAATAAACCTTGTTTTTAGTGATTTTCCCTCATTAGAGCGTTTCTACATCCGCCCGATTGGTCGGTATGTAAATGACGGGTCAGTCAATTACCCCACGGCCTTACAAGATATTCGCGAATTACAAACAGAGATTGCGGAGGAATTGGATAATGTGTATCTGTTGCCCCCCTATTATGATGAACCACAATCTGATCATGTCCACCCAACGCCTGAAACATATCAATTAATGGCCTTGCGCGATAGTTACCGCATCGCCAATGTTTTGGGTCTTCAAAACAAGCTTGCGCGTGGCATGACGATTGCAAGTGCGGAAGTGTCAAATCTCGGTATTGAAGTGACTGTTAATTTTGACAGCGGAAATGACATCACCGTACCAACCGCAGGTGAAGGTCTGGACTTCTTCCGATTGGATGGCGCAACCAATTTTGCCTCAATTGATCGCGTGGATGCAAACATATTCCGCCTTTATGGTGGTGCGCCCTATACAGGAACGCCAACACTAGAGACAGCATATGGGCAAATGTTTGACCTTGGTTTAGTGCCAGAAACAGTGCAGGAAAACGGGGCATTGACCTTGCCATTGGTTCAAGAAGAAATCACAGTCACTAACACAATTGATGATAGTGACCCGATTTTACGATTGACGAATTTATCCTATTATTCGCGCCCTGAATTGTACGCTCGCAACACAACCGCGGGCAATAATTTTGACTCCATGGCCTCCATCAATAACGGTGAATTTGAACTTTATGATGCAGGCGCAAATGGCTATGAAATGGTTTATGATGCCACCGCCTTTGACAATGTTGGCGGTTTTAGGCCGAGTGTTGATGGCGCATTTATTCGTGGAGCGGGTGATAAACTTGATCCGTCGGGCGGGTTCTTCCTTGGGTTTACAATTCAAATGGAAGAAACGATATCCGCAGAGCAAAGACAAATCATGCAGATGGGGCGCGAGGCAGGTGTTTATGGCAACGCAAGGCTTTATCAGGATAATGTTGATCGTATAATTTTACAACGTGATGATATTACAAATACAAAGGTTATTGCCAATAGTGTATCCGGTAACTCTTACTGTATTTTCATTAATGTTATTTCCGCAACGGAAGGTGAGGTTTACGTCAACAACTCAACTGCCATAACCTTTGATCCAAGGGCGGACTGGTTAATCAAAGTTGGTGATGGTGGGACGTACTATCTTGGTGATAATGAGTTTAATACCTATGGCGGATCGTTTGTCAAAACAGGATCTCATGATGCCGTAAATGATCCATCTATTTCAGATATTATGGATTATATGAAGGCGCAATACAATATCACTTGATAAGGTTTAGGATGTCGTCAATGGCTTGGTTGTAATTTAAGTCATCAGGGTCGGCTCCAGCCATACCAAAATCATCAATCTTATATGTTATTAGTTTCTTCATCCCCTCAATCTCCTCTGGTAAATCAACGTATGCTCGAGCGGCTTCGTGAATAACTTGATCAGGATAAATTTTATACTTATTATAATAATTAACCACATTATTGATTCCCATGTAATTACCTAAAGCCTCTTTTAATTTTTCAATATTTATTTTCATACTTCACCCCGCATTTCTTTGAGTTTGGTTAGTTGTTTTTGTATCTTAGGAAAAGATATAGTATTGTCATGTTCCCAATCTTTATTAGAGGCGTAGGAGCTTAAATTTCTTATTCTTAATTTGCAATATTCCAAACATTTAATAACCTCATCCAACTGCGCTTGCATGTAGTCTGTGCGGGTGTATTGGGTTGTTTCCTGTATTCCCTCAATACGATCCCATGAACCGTTGTCTTGCATACCCATCCAAGCAAATATTTTAATCGGCATTTCGTTTTTATCTGTCATTTTTTACCTCAATTCCTAAAACACAATAACCGTCAACTTGCATAAATGTTGAAATGTAAACTATTTGTGCGGTTATGGATTCATAAACACCGTGTTCAGGCCACCCTTTTTTGGGATCAAACTCTTTTATTATCAAAGTGTCGCCAACTTGATAATCACGGTCGTTTTTTCTTATTTCAAAAGTTTTCTGTCCTATTGATATCCTACTAAAAAATTCGGGATTGCATTTTATTTCATGTTCCATATCACTTCCCCTCCTTTGGCGCATCGGGTAAATCGGGTAACGGCATCCACCCTTCCAATCTTAAACAATTATACCCCTCATATTCATTGTTTTTTAAGTCGTCCAAATCAAATTCCGTTGAAAAACCATTCTCATGATAAGTTTCGCCAAACATAGTTAAAAAGACACCATCATGGAAAGCTATTGTTATAGGTTCTTTATGGGCGACAACATCTACAATATCTGGACCATTATCATACCCTGATAAAAAACCGGACATATCTGGAACTTCGCGCTCAACCATACCTCTTTCAAACGCCAAAAATGTTGCCCCATCCTTAGGCGCACTCTCAATCGGCAACCATTCCCCATATTGCGGTTTAGTTTGTGTACAGTCTGCAGGACACAAGTCATTTTGTGTATGGTAATTCGCGTTTTGTCGTACACAAATTCCACCCTCTTGCGGTTTAACTTGTGTTATTTCCCCATCATCATTAATAACATAAGGCGGTTTAATCGTGGGGGCATCGGATAGGGCTTGTTTGGCCTCCGCTCCACAGTCAACCATACCATTCATTGGATTAATGGGCGCAAAGTTTTGATTGTAATTTCCAGTATCAGAATAAAATTCCAAAGCCTCCTGCATCCGTTGTGCGCGTTCTAGTTCGGTGCGGATTGTTCGCATATCCTGAACATCAACCGTCCCTAAAATTAAAACATCACCGCTTTCGTGGGTTATTCCCGAAATATTAACAATTCGTTCCCAAGCCTCAATCGCATCATTTTGTTTTTCTTGTGTCATTTTTCTTTCACCTTTATCGGATAGTAAATTGTCCCGTTAATAATATTAGTTCGCGGTCTTGTCGTTGGTGGTAATCCTGCACACATATCAATCCTCTCTTTCTGCTTGCGCTTGTAGGGCTTGGCGGATTGTTTTTATCTTTTCCTCAATCCAATCAATTTCATTGTTCAGCTTTAACATTTGTGATGGATACTCATTTGCACTTGGATAATCATTACGTGCAGATGATTTCATATCAATTTCTAATTCATCCAAAGCCTCCAACGCATCCCCATCGGGTTTAGGGGTGGGGCGGGTGTTCCATGCTTTGATTGCATCATTGGGGCTAATGTATTTTTTTGTTCTAATTCCGCTTTTGTGACATATTACATGGAATAAGTCTTTACCACGATAATTATATCCTTCTTTTATAAGATACGCTTTTTTACTTGATATCGGACAAGGCAACAATTCCCCATCCCCCACATCAGCCTTTTTGGTGATGATGTAATCGGGGTTGTTTTCTAGGCGGATGTATTTTGGCTTTGTTCCCGAATGCAAGGCTTTATCAGGTGTTTCCCAAAATCCGTGAAAACCCTTACCTGTTATTAATATCTCCGTTGGTGACGTTGGCATCGTTTGTTTATCTTTTGTCATTACTTCTTCCAATCCCAATGCAGGGTGTGTTTTAAAATCATGTTGCGCCTTATCACTTCCAACGCAGTTTAATGGTTTATCTGTCATTTATTCATCTTTCTTAATATTATCGCGCCTCTATCGCGCTTGGTTTGTTTATTTCCACCCCTAATGGTCGCAACTTCATCACCGCAGGGATTGATAAAATATACCCAACTTCCTCAAGTCGCCATTTACAGGGTTTTGTTATTGGGGTTACTGGCATTACAATAAGCCCCAATCTTTTTCTAAAACCGCCTTTTGGTTATTTATATAAACCTCATAAGGATCGCCAGAATAATGAGTTGAAAGACCCTCTATTATTCTTTTAATGGAGTGCGTACAATTTGATTTAAATTTAATAACTAAAGGATCGTCAAAATCTTCAAAATAATTAATAAATTTAATTTCATAGAAATTATTCGTGTCTTTTTCTGTCATTATTTTATCTTTCTTGCACTAACGCTATTTGTTAATTTAACCGCCTCGCGTGCCTCACTAGCTGGATAGCCATTATTTCGCCATGTTGCTATATCATCTAATATGGCGCCCCATCCGTGATATTGAGGGATAAGTAAAGTTGCGACGGTAATTGCAATGAGTGTGTAGGTGCTGAATTCATGCTTCATGATACCACCCCATAAATATGAGGCAGTGGATTAAGGTTCAATTGAACCCTTTTCGGTGTTTGTTCTTTATCTGTTTCGCAGAAATTGGCGGTAAAATTGCAGAAAAACCCTTTATTTACAGTAAGTCGCCTGCCCTCCGAAGGCAGAGGTCGTGGGTTCGAATCCCACCGAATGCACCATTTAAGTAATTGTTTTTTCATCATTTTCCCCTTTGTTAAAACATTAGTCTTTGGTTCAATTGAACCTAAAAATCTAAAATTGATGCCGCTTTCCTCAAATAATCAGGTGAGTATCTCGCATATACACTTTGCGTGACCTTTGAATTTGAATGGCCCAAATATTGTGAAATTTCATCCATTGAGACCCCCCCTTCTGCCATCCAACTAGCAGATGTATGGCGCAGGACATGGGGTGTGACATTTGGTAAGCCAGCCCTCAGGGCTGTTGTTTTGAACCCTTTACGTACTGATTTTATTTTATTTGAACCATACTCTATAACGTATGCACACGTTCTAGATTGGTATGCATCCTCTAAAGCATCCCTGACAGTGTTAGTCATTGGTATCAATGCTCTACGCTTGTTCGTCTCACTTGCATTTGAGAGTTGTATCAACCCCTTTTTAAAATCTATTTGACTCCAGGTTAGGTCGAGTAAAGCCCCAGATCTTGCGGCTGTTCCAATCGCTAAAATTATAAATAAGCGTATATGCTCTGACTCTGCAAAATTTAATAATTCCTTATATTCATCTTTTGTAATTCTAATATCTCTTGGCGCGCTTTCTGGTGGCAACTCAAAAACAGCTTTTGAATTTGGACAAATCCAATTTATAGCACTTCGGATAATTCCAATTTCTTTCCTGATTGTACTATCTGAAACCTTTCTAAACGCACGGTAATCACGGCAGACAGATCGACTAATTTGATCTGGAAACAAGTTACCAAAGAAATCGCGAAGTGGTTTAATGCGTTGTTTGACATTATCCATAGATTTCATTTCCGACTTTTCCATCATCCAAGCGTCTATTACATCGTTCACAGTCTCTATCTTTCTTTCAAGTTGCCTTAAGTATTCTATGTAGTTTCGTTCGGCTACATCCCTGTTCTTAGTATAAAGGGAGTGACGTTTTGTCTTTCCTCCCTCTCTCCAAACGACATACCATGCCCCTCTGTAGAGTTTAATTCTTCTATTCTCGATACTTCGCATGATCTAAATCTCCGTTGTTTACCGACCTCAAAAAAGGCTATCTCGCCTCTTTTAGCCATATTGTGAATTGTCTGTCGTGACAAGTCCCAACGTTTGGCTAGTTGTGTCGCGCTAAATGCTCTTTCGTTGTAATTCATCTTTCCCATGCCTTTCAAAATTAGATGTCCATCCCTATCGCGGATTCAGGATAAACAAGAGGAGCGTTTTAAGTTGGGGTTTTGAAACGCCGCGCCCTCGTTCTGTTATTCCATTCCAATTGCTGATTTATAAAGTTCCAACATTTCGTCAGCCTCGCGCCGTTTTTCTGCGTCAAGCTTGCGTAATGAAATAACCTTTTTAAGCGTTTTCGTTTCAAAGCCTGTTCCTTTGGCCTCTGCGTAAACGTCTTTGATATCATCCGTAATGGCTTGCTTTTCCTCGTCCAAACGCTCTATGCGTTCGATAAAGCTCTTTAATCTTACGCCTGCAACTCCGCCAACGTCTTTTGGTTCTTCTGTCATTTTCTTCTCTTTCACTTTGTTGCTTTTTTAAATGTATCGAATTCGACACCTTTTAAATTTGGTGGGGGTGAATAGACGCTACCCTACCTCCTCGGCTTTATCGAATTATATGCAATCCGCGACACGCTTGTGCCCACACCCCCTATAGTTAAATTCTAAAACGGAATATCATCCTCAAAATCATCGTGCACCGGCGCGCTATCCTTCTGCGCGTATGACTGTCCCTGTGATTGAGACTGACCACCGCCGTTTGAATTGTCTTTGCCATCTAGCATCGTCATGGTGCCGTTGAATGCCTTTAAAACGATTTCGGTTGTATATTTTTTAACACCATCTTGTTCCCACGATCGCGTTTCTAATTGACCCTCAATAAAAACCTTTGATCCTTTTTTGAGATATTTTTCAATTACGCCAATCAATCCCTCTTGGAACACGACCACACGGTGCCACTCGGTTTTTTCCTTACGTTCGTTTGTGTTTTTATCTTTCCATGATTCAGATGTCGCAATTGATAGATTGCAAACCTTGCCTCCATTTTGCATTGAGCGGATATCAGGGTCATTTCCCAGATTTCCGATTAGCATTACTTTGTTTAGTGATCCTGCCATTTTAATTACCTTTCAGTTTTTCTAGTTTTTCTTCGATTTTGACGAGTGTTAAAGCCAAGGCCTTATCCAATGCGTCGATAAATTCTTCATCACGTTCCACGCGAATTATTGATGGTGGAAAGTTAGGGTGATAAGACATGACGTCCCACCATTTAAAACCCGTTATTAATAAGCATCCTTGCACTTGACATTTATGGTCGTCTGCAATGCTATTTGCAAAGAACGAGGCCAAATGAGTGTGCGCGGCGGGACATTTAATTTCTAATCCACCTTGATCACCAACAAATCTATCGGGTGAACATCCAACCAAACCATCATCACGTGTTGCAAATCCAATTGTTGTTGTTTCAACCTCGTTGATTAGCTCATACATACTCGCGGCCTCTGGCTCTAATTCATGACCTCTTTCAGTCCATTTATTGCCTGTAAAATCAGTTTCATCTTCTCCCGTGATACGTTGTGCGACAACTTTATTCGCAATCATGTCGTGTGATGAAGATAACTTCATGGTTTTTGGCGTGATAATCTTTGAAAAGTCGCTTGAGGTTATAACCCCCATGCGCGCCTTAAACCATTCAGGCTCACCCTGTTTGCAATCATAAATAATCATTGTGATGCAATCTTTTTAACTTTGGCTTGAAGGCCGTTAATCGCGCGCAAATAATCTTTTGCTTTGATTTTTGTGACCTGATCCGCGTTCATCACTTCCAAGAATTTAGGCACATTCGTTTGAGTGGCCTCAATCATTGTAATTATTTCGTTAGCTTGGTCTTGTGTGATGTAATTATGGTTCGCCGCGTAACCATCGTCATCCTCATTTAAGAACACGAGATTAAACAACATCTTTAACAAATACCTTTGCGCGTATGTCATTGCAGAGGCGATAGCTTGCGTGGCATTTTTTGAACCGCTTGTGTCAGGTGAGGTTTCAAATTCTGCGGTTTTTGTGTGACCATCTTCATGTGAAAGCATCCCGTAAAATACGATGCGTCCATTTTCTTTTGTGTGCGACGTATAATCAACACTAAAGCCCTCGGCGGTGTATAAAGGTTTTATTTGTGCTTCGATATCTTCGTGCTTAGCATATTTCGCATTATTCGTTTTGGCCGTCTTGCTGATGATTGGTAAAACTTTTTGCAACCGCGACATGGCAGAATTAAAAGACATTTGAGCGTCCTTTGCCATCATGCGTTCTTGTAAGTCCATCATCTTTTCCAATGTATCGACATTCATGTCAGGGTTTGACATTGCCTTGTCCAATAGGGTTAAAACGGTCAATGGGTTTTGATTTGTATCAATTATTTCTTGTGTCATTTCACCACCTCCAAATAAGGGTTTGTCTTTTGTCTAAGTTCTCTAATTGCGTCCATACAGTCTTCGTAAAACTGAACGCATTCATCATTATCGTTTGCAAAATTGCCGTTGGTTTGAAAGGCATCCACCTGCGCAACAGATAGTTGATAAAAATTAGGTTTTGTTAAGTCATAAAATTTAATTTCCATCACTACCCCCCATACCATGCGATTAAATAAAAGACGGAGAGGCACACCGCGGTTAAAACGGCGAAAAGGTTTGCCCCTCCGAGTTTGCGTGTCAACCCACCTCTATTACTTGAGGCTTTGGTCAGTGGCGACACAATCCAGTTGTTCTTGTTCCGTGTTTTAATTGTCAAAAAATTATTGTTTGCAGGAACGCGATAGTCAGTAATGAACCTTGCCAATTCATCATCAAATATTGTTGGGTAAGTATGTTTAATTGATTGTCTCATTTTGTCCCTCCAAATGCTTTATTAATGAAAAACCGTTTTTTGTTGCCTTGATGTAATCCCAATGAGGGACATCAGTTCCAAACTGGCCATTACTGCGCCTGTCCTGAGGGCGATTGGGTTGAACACCATGTGTCGAATGCCAAAGAGCAAACATTGCTTTCTCCGCTTTTATTGCGCGCTCTTTCCATGTGTTTTTAAATAGTGATTTTATAAACATCATTACGCACCCACCTGATCCATAATGATTGATACTTCGATTGCTTTATAATAAGCCTCAGATGAAGGCACGCTGTTGCTTGCACGACAGGCCATAATTTCATCAGTTAAATCTTTTATCGCTGATTTGGTAATAGATAGGCGAGCATCATCCGCATGCATCTGCCAATGCGATCTGTTTGATTGGAGGCGATCTAACTGCCTTTGTGCGCCTTCTGGAATAACACCATCATACATGCACTTAATGCCTAAAATTTTATCGTCATATCGGGAGACACGACTTGTTGCAATTTCTAATACTTCAATTTGATTTCCACTTAACATTTTCAAAACCCCTTGTTTCGTTGTTGTGAAACTAATATGTCCGTTTTGGACAAATAGGTCAAGAGTTATTTTGTCCTTTATGGACATTTTTTATTTATTTTTTCAAAAAGGTTGATATAGTGGGGGTATCGAAGGGAATTCGACGGTTCTTTGAAAAGGTGAAGATGTAGAAAAAGGCACGATAACCTTTAAGCTAACGTGCCTCCCATACTCAAAGAGTATGTAATAGAAATGCCAGAGCAAAAAGAATACGGCTTACACCAATTCTTAAAGTCAGACGTTCATATTGTATTTCAAACATGAGTTGCCTCCTCTGGCCTTGCCAATGGACGGATTGTTAAACCATAAATCGCCAAAATGCATTCTACATCTTCATTTTTCAAGAGTCCAACAAGAATAGAAGCGGATGATTTAAGGTTTTCCACACTCAACCAATAACGACTCGACTCTCAACCTAATATATTTAAAAAGGAAGTATGAATGTCAAATCCAAATCATTTAGAGCATACGCACTTGGTGCCGTTGGATTTTTTACGTTAATGTTTGATATAATCGACCTTGGTAAATGGTTCTCTGGTGTTTTTTCCAAAGATATTGATTGG